ATGGATAGATACATTAGTTTTTTACGGGGATAGGTGCGATTCTGGACAAGCACTAAAGTTTCCTAGAAATAATTATCAGGTTGATGGAGTAGAGCTTGCTTGTTCTACTATTCCTCAGAATATTAAATATGCACAGTTTGAATTAGCAAGAGCATTGGCAAATGATACAGGAGCCATAACAGACACAACTGGTAAAGATGGTAATTTTAGTGAAGTAAAGCTAGGAGATATAGAGGTTAAGTACAATACTGATAGTCAGGGAACAGGAGCAGTAAATAATATTATGGATGTTTACCCTTGGCTACAAAGTTATCTTGGAGCATACATGATAGGTGGATCAGGAGCTTTTCAACTTAGGGCGGTACGAGGATAATGGCAGGTCAACTAGATTCAGCATTTAAACAAATAGCGAAACAAGTGGTGTCTCAGCTTGGAAACTCGTTAGATACCACTATTGTTTATACCCGTAAAGGAGTATCAAGTTATAATGCTGAAACAGGTGAATACATAACTATAGATACAAATTACACGATAAAAGTACCTGTTGAATTTGTACGTTCTACTGAAGAAGAAGGTTTTCAAGAAAACGTAGCACGGTTGTATATCACACCTGATTTGATAGGAGACAGTCAACCTCTATTGCAGGATGAGATAACACTTACTTTTTCTGGTTCAAGTAGAGGCTGTAAAATAACAGACATAGTTACATTAAAAGGTGGTCAAGAGTATTTATTTAGAGTGGACGTTATTTTCTAATGACTTTAGTAAAAGCACGAGCAGCATTTGAAACGGCAATATTAGATGCGGTGAAAGACGCAGATCCTACTGTTTCTGTAATTTTCGATAATATGCCATTTAGTACTCCAGGTAAAAATAAAAAGTATGTAATGGTAAGTTTAGATTTTAGTCAATCAACAACTCAACCACAAGGAGTAGCAGTTACGTATTACGCAGGATCTATAAGATGTGGAATTATGACTCCTCCAAATAGAGGAAGTGCAGTTGCATCTGCTGTAGCAGAATCAGTAATAACAGGTTTAAGCTCTATAAATAGTTCTACTTATGTAGATAAATTCTCTGTAGCTCCTAGAGTTTCCGATATAGAAGGCCCAACTTCTGTTACGGTAGAAGGAGATAGTCATTACTTATCTGTTGTAAGTTGTACTTTTAGTGCCAATGCCTAGACCATTTAAAAAATTAGCTAAAGATATTGAAAAAGATATTTTAAAGGGCAGAAAGGAACTAGCCAAAACTATTGTTAAATCACTTACGGAAGAAGGTCCGTGGTGGACAGGAACATTCGGTGAGAATTGGATCGTATCGAAGTCTCCAGTGCAGCCTACTAGAAAAAGAAAACCAGATTTTGAACACTATATGATGCCAGATCGTACAGGTAGAAGAGTAAAAAATGCGAGAGTGCCTAATGTAGCTTTAGGGCAAGATTTATATGTAGGTAACAGAGCTAAATATGCTGGTTTTGCAATAAACGCTCCAGGCCAAACTTTACCTAACTTTGCAGGAGAACAGGTAACTTATGCAAAACATGGTGAAAAAAATACCTTAACAGCAAGAAAAGGTCCTAACTGGTACAACATCTATACAAAAGGTGGATTAATTAATGTCGATATAAATAAAGCATTTAAAAAGGTTGGCTTTAAGTAATAAAGTAGTAGTATAGTTAGTAAGTATAATAATTTATTCTGCATGACAACAGAAAGAGCAATCGACAAACTAAAAAAAGCTTTTAGTATAGATACGAAAAGCAGTTATCCAATTTATAAAGACGGAAATTTAATTTTAAAAGTATATTGGACACCCTTAACTATTGCAGATAGAGATGCTATAAATGCTACTTTAGCAGCAACAGGTAAAGGTCAAGAAGAAGGAAATTTAGATTTTGCCTTGCAAGTAATAATTAATAAAGCAGAAGATGAAAATGGTAATAAATTATTTAGTGAGGGAGATAAACCTAGTTTAAGGCGAGAAATACCAATAGCTGTATTTATAGAATTAATGACAAAAATGCAAGAGTTGGGCGAGGAGGTTAGCCCCGATGCGGTAAAAAGCACATCTGAACAAGAATAATTATTTATATCTACAGTTTTTTATTGCTGAACAATTAGGCATGACTCTAGGTGATCTAAAGAAAAAGATGACACTGGAGGAACTCTATGGTTGGAACGCATATTTTACATTAAAAAGCGAAAGAGAAGAAAAAGCCTACGAAGATGCACAAAAGAAAGCTCAATATCGTAAGGTACGCTAAAGTATAAATAATGTTTTTTAAAAAATAGTGGCTGGTTCTAATTACGAAGTCAATATTAAGTTAAACCTTAAGAGTGTTAATAAGCAATTAAATAATCTTGAAAAACGTATATCAAGAATAAATAAATTAGCTCAAGGTGGCCGAGCTAGTAAAACAGTAAATAAAAATGAAAAAGACAGATTAACAGCAGCCGTAAAATTAACACGGCAAGAACAGAGAACATTACGCATAAAACAAAAACAATTAAAGGTAGATCAGCAACAGTTAAAAGTTGAAAAAGCAACTGCCGTTGCAGTAAAACAACAGACTAAATTATCAACACCAAAAGGTAAAAATTTCGGAGAAATAGGAGGATCTATCGGTCCAGCTTTACCTCCAAAATCAAAACCACAAAAAGGAGGTGGATTAACCAGTGCATTAATCAGTGGTGCTTTTCCTTTATTATTTGGTCAAGGACCATTAGCTGCTGCTGGTGGTTTTACTGGAGGTTTAATTGGAGACAAATTAGGTGGACAGATGGGAGGTTTTGCAGGAGGTCTTATTGGTACTGCTACTATAACCGCAATTCAAGGATTTACTGTTGAAACGGGTAAATTAGGTGCAGCTTTAAATGAAAACACAAAAGATGTGTCAGCCTTATCTTCTGCATTAGGTATTACAGGCACGGAATTTGAGAAAAATTTAAAGATTATTGAAAGACTTGGAGGAGAAGAAGCTGCTTTTGCGTTAGCTAGAGAACGAATGATTAATTTAGTAGGTCAAGATGGAGTAGATGCTTTAACAAAATTTGGTGATGAATTTACAAAATTAGGAAATAACTTTGCAAAGATAATGACTTTAATGAAATCATCTTTTGCAAAATTTTTAGAAGAATCAGGTGTAGGTAAATTTATTAGTAGGACTGTTGAGAATAGTGCTTTATTAAGACAAGCAGATCAATCAGAAAATAAAGACATACAAGAATTAGTTAAATTAAAAAATCTTGTTTCTTCTCCTATGGGTACAGTTAAAGATCAACAGGAAGCAGGAAGAAAAGTAGGTATTGATGTAGGTAGATTTGGTTTTGGTGATCCAATGATGCAGGCTCAAGTATTAGATCTTCTAAATGCCCAGATTATTGCTGAACAAAAATTAGTTAATAAGAAAAAGGATAAAGTAGTAGCAGATAAAACCAGTAAAGAGTTAATAACAGCATCATTAAAATCTACAACAGATAATATATTGGTTTTACAGGAAACTTTACAGTTTGGTCAACAAGAAGCAGCCGTTAGACAGAAAATAAGAGAGATAGAGGAAGAAACAAAAGAAGAACTTTCAAAACAAGAAAAAGTAAGAATTAGAACAAATATGCACTTAGAAACATCTTTACAAAAACAACTTGAATTTTCTCAAGCCATTGGGCAGTCATTTAAAGATAATTTTAAAGATGCTATTTTAGGTGCTCAAACATTTGGAGAGGCGATGCGTAATGTTCTTAATAATATAAGTAATAGACTTCTTGATATGGCATTAGATCAAGCATTTAGTAATGCAGGGGGAGGTATATTTGGATTTTTAGGTAATATATTTGGTAATAAAAAGAAAATACCAGAAAGAGCAAAAGGAGGACCAGTTCAAGGAGGTCGTAGTTTTGTTGTAGGAGAAAAAGGACCAGAATTATTTACACCTAAATCAACAGGAATGATTACACCAAACCATGCCCTTGGCGGTTCTACAAATGTAGTAGTGAATGTAGATGCCTCTGGATCAAATGTTGAAGGTGATATGAACACAGAATTTTATTTGGAATAGCTGAGCATCAAAATCCAAAAACATTTAACTTTACCTTTGAAGTCTCAGAAACAGAAGCAGATACTATAGAAACCTTTCTTGATGCTCGTGCTCTTGATAAAGCCAGCTTTGATTTTCAACCTCCTGGTGAAGCTAGTTCATATAAATTTGTATGCGAGTCATGGTCTAAATCTATTCCATATTTAAACAGAGCAACAGTGCAAGCTACATTTAGACAAGTATTTGAACCATGAGTACTGATCCTGTTTTTAGTGAAGTTCAAAAAATTAATCCTTCAGCGATTATTGAGCTTTTTGTCCTACAGCTAGATAACGCATTACATGGAATTAATGAAGGAAT